AAGCGGATTTGTGAGTGTGAGTAGAGTCATCACCATGTACGTAGTGGTGACAACTAAAGCAATAACTGTGACCATCACTGTAAACAGAGTTAGCATCAGATGATCCACAGTTATCACATGCCGAGTGACTCACGAACTCGCTTGTGGAGTTGGGTGTATTCATCGGCTTGTTTGGAATGATAAGACAACCAGTCTTCTATTGCTAGCAAGAAACCTTTCAACAGGTTTTCTGTAACTGCAGGGTTGTCGTGATCAATGTCAGCGAGGTAATCAGCAAAACCTTCTGCGTAGAATTCAGGTGTGCCGTACGTTAGATGAGCCATTCGATTGGGATGTTTGCGTAGCTGGTCCAGGGTATATTCAGTTTTTCGCAGTATTGAGCGTACGTCGTCTTGCTTTTCTTGGAGATAGTATTGAAGGGAGCTTGGAATACCATGCGCAAATCCATGTCAGGATTGAGAAGCTTTACAGCTTTAATCTTGCGTCGGTCTTCAGGCTCCCAATATCCTTTGCACTCCAGATAAATCCCGTTGGGTAACAGGAAGTCTGGAGTGTAATTATGTTGGATGACGTACGGAATCTTTGTGGATTCGTACTCATACTTAACTCCAAGTTCTACAAGCAAGTCAGCAACTCGCTCTTCAAGCTTGGAGCGGAATGCCATCAGTCGTCTAGGTGTTTTTCAACAATCTCTTCGACAATCTCAGACACTGCGCGACGGAGTTCATACTTGAAGTCCGAGCGATCCGCCTTATAGCGGGTGACTGTGATCTCAGGAAGAGAGACAGTGAGGGTGCCCTCGTACAATCCGAGGTCGTCGTTTTTAGAGCAATCAAAAGTAATCATCAGAAGTCTTCGTCTGCAACGTTGGGTGTAACATTAGGATCGGCTGCTTTGAAGCCTTCGGTAGAACCGAACAGCTGAGCAACATCTTCAGCACCCATGTCACCGGTATCAGCACCAGCTTGGGTGTTAAGCGACACAACCTGAATACCAAGCAGCTTGAGGCTGCTGCCATAGGTCACGCCGTCCTTGAGGACATAAGGCTGTTGATAGAAAGCAAGCTTGACCTTAGCACCACTGTAGAGTGGCAGCTCTTCGTCGGTGATTGCAGTGCCTTCAGTGTCAACCACAGGCGGTTTCTTTTGATCGTTCCAAGAGAACTTGATTTTGTATTGACCTTGAGCAACTTCTTCCCAGGGCTCAGGCTTCTGGACAGAACGCTTAGGGTTCTTGAGCTTGCTATCCCACCAACCTTGGAAGGTAGGACGTTCAGTCTCCAGCTTGTCGATGATGTCTTCGCCCACGACAGCAGACAAAGAGTATCCAAACTTGGAGGGTTTCATTACGGCTTGGTATCCATCAAGGACAACAGGCTGTTCAGTTACGTAGGTGGTTCGTGCCATTAACAGAAAAAGTAGGTGGATTCAATCACGGATTCTGGTTCCAGATCTCCGATGATCGGTGGGTCAGTCTTTGCTCCAATCTGTCGGGCAAAGTCAGTTAGGTAATCATGCTCAGCAAACAGGTGCATGTATGTCTCCCGCACTATAGTGCTGAGGCAGGACATATCAGTTGCACGACACAGTACGCTGTCATGAATAAGTGCAATGGGTGCATCAAAACGAAGCACTGATAGGTGTAGCAATGAGGCGTCTAAACTGTGAATCAAGTTCGGGCTAGTAGCATTGCGATGGTGATTAAGATCTACTTCATCAGTCTCACCAACTGCAACATTCATTCGAATGCTACCAAGCAGTTGTAGATCATACCGCTTCATCTCAGCTTTGTAATAGCGCTGAGTAGCCATGAAGCCAGATGGTGTGACCCATTCAATACTCTCGGCTCCGTCCTTGATACATTCGACCACCTCACTGTTGATCCATTCCATAACTCTGGAGGGACCAGGGAATAACTCAAACACTGCTTCACGCAATGCATGAGTCACGGCTGTCACATCTTCCTTAGACACATCAAGACCTGCTTCTTCGAAAGCTTCCTTGACATATCCCCAGTTAGATTTGAACTTAGCATTGTAAGGGATGGTCATAACGAGCCTTTTGGCTACCTTACGCGTGACGTGTTCCCTTATATTCTCAGGGCAGTTAGGCTTAGCTAGCTCAGCAACAGCCTTGTAAGCGTCTTGTGGACTATCGCTAGGCAATACATTCACAAAACGTGCTGTAGAAGCATCACGGGCTAATCCTGCCAGGATTTGCATACCTGAACAGGTGGCATCTGTTGCCACAGGTAACCCTGTAAACTGGCGTGTACAGGCGACAACACAGGCATAGTATTCCTCACATGCAGCAAGGAACTGCCAAGGTTCGTCAGCTACTTCCCAATCAGGAAGACTGTCGATAGGATCTATAGCAATCCGCGAGATGAGTGTGATGTTATCTTTAACCCAGGTAAGTCTCTCTTCCATCGTGGCTTTATCAAGCCCGTAGGTTGTAGCGACCTGGAAAGCTAACCAGTCTTCAGCTTCAGGAGACATGTAAGCCTCTTCAGCAAAGCGTAGTAAACTCTTACCGAAGTCTGTCTCTTGAGGAGTAAGGAATGCAGGAATAGGGTAGGCTCTGCCCCTGTAATCAAACGACCACGGAAGGAAGAACTTCTCTTTGTCCTTGAAGAGTCTAGCCATGTCCATAACCTTTCTAGTCCTGACAGACTTCTGAGCGTTATCGTTCAGCCGGTTATGGTATTCAGCCTTGAGTCTACAATACTCTTTTCTTGCTTCTTTATTCTCTTCAATGTCTACTGGCTTAACAGGTTCAGCCTCTTCTAGCCATACTGGAATAAACTTACCTACACTCCTTCCTTTCTGAAATAGGAACTCGGCTGTATCCAGTATAACAGGATTAATAGTAAAGGCTACCTTCTGAATCTTGTTCAGAAAGTCGTAACAGGCTTCTCCCTGTATAAGGGTCGGGTTGCCCCGGCGAACCATGTCATGCCCGCGCATAACTTCGTTTAGAAGGTATCCGCCTTCGTGTTGTGGTGACCAGTCATTAGGTTCTATAAGCATAGGTAATGCTTCAGGTGAGAACAACTCACTTTGAGCAATCACTTGGTCCTTGATTAAGAGGAACGCAGGAGTAGGAGACACTACATTTGGTGTCTTATTACCTTCTCTTATCTTTGCTTTAGTAAACCAGCCGGTTGACTTGCAGATACAATCTACTAGCCATGTTCCAAGCCTGATTCTTACATCATGTGACCATGGTTTCCAGCGTTCAACCTCAGTGCGATTGATAAGCGTTCTTACAACGACCAAGCGTTGTTGTGTGCCTGCACTGCGATGCCAATAGTTCTTCTTGATGTAGTTCAGTAGACCAGGACATTCTCTTTCGTAATGCCTCATTTGACATTCATTCTCAAGTGCCATGGCAATAGCCTTGACCACATTGACTACATGTGAAGACTTATCTTCATACGAGAATACCTTGTCAAACAAGACTTTACAGGCGATAGCTGCTGCTACCTCTGGTTCAACGTCCTTGAGATATCTATCTACCTCAGCGAAACATTGACCTGCTTGTCTATGTCTGAGTCTACTATCTGCTGTCTTGGCTACTTCAGCAGCTACAAGAGGCAGCATAGTTTCGATGCTTGCGTTGCCATATACTGTGGCAGAAGCATATGATTGTGACTGTAGTTTGTCTGTTTGATCTCTAATCTTCTTCAAACCTGAAGCAATAGCCTCACGCTCAAAGAGCACCTGTTGTTCAATCTCAGCAGGTGTAGGCATCAAGCAACATCGTAATCGTCATCATCGAAGCATACACCGCCAGGCTGATTAAGCCAGTCGGCAAAGTCTTCATCGTCAAGGTCTTGACCGTAATAAGACCAAGACATATTAGAAAGTTCTGGGGAGTCCTTGTCAGCAAGGTACTCAGTCATCGTCAAAATCATAATCAACAGCTTCTAGGTGGTGGACACTCTCTGCATCGCAGACAGTAAAGGTAACGCCTGCATCCATGAGCTTAGATACTCTAGCATCAGCAGCAGACGCTTTTTGATAGGTATATTCTCTAATTTTGCCGCCCTCTTCTGCACGGATAATGCAGAGCACAGACTCAGGGAGTTCCCAGCCTGCTAGTTTCCAGTTCTCAAACTCTTCCCAAGTGGGAGTATAGAAAGCATCGTCGGGTGCGTCCTTGTACTTTTTCCAGTTGTTTGGAAGGTAGGGTTTCTTAGCCATTACCATTCAGGAGTTAGTTTAACATCGATGAGTTCATCACCACGTTCCACGGAAAGGTCCAGAGCAGTATAGGCGGCAGACTCTGAGTCCTTGGCAATTAAATAATAAGTGCCGGAAGTGAGTGTGATTTCGTATTCTTTAAACATCAAGCTTCTCAAAATAAGATTTCAGTTCCTTGAGATTA